TCCGCTTCGAGAACGCATCAATGGTCAAGAGGAAGAAAAGATGCCGGAAGCAATGAAGACGGAAGAGCTTATAGAAGCCTTTATGGACGCAGGACTGAAAGCATTCAAGAGCGAACGGAGCCGGTCGTCCGAGGCAAGGAAGCTCGACCGACATGAGACCATAGAGCTTCCTCCAGACGGGGTGAAGGTCTCATACTGGAGGGAGTTCGTGGCATACAAGATGGCTGAGTGGATTCAGGAGACGGTTCCGACATGCACGGTCGAGCTTGAGCTTGCCGGAAACGATACGACTCTTACCGTCGAGCTTACCGACGAAGAGCGGAAATTGCTTTCGTCGGAACTTGAGGGATTCATCGGGAGGTGGGTGAGATGAAGTGCTATTGCTGCAAGTGCGGAACGGAACTCAGGGTCCATCACATGATGGTGTCGTATTTCTGGCAGGTCGAATGCGTGAAGTGCGGTACGCTGTGCACCGTGAGGGGAAAGGACGGGGATGAGGCTCTGGCGACAGTCGGACTTCCCGAGAAGGACATGAACCTCGACTGGTACAGGCGGGTAAGGGAGAAGGTGAATGCGTAAGATACCAATCGACAAGGTACAGGAGGCGTTCAACTCCGCAATCAAGAGGAGGGACGGAAGGTGCATGGTTCGGGACTACGAGCCGTGCTGCGGGGAGCTGGAGTGTAGTCACTTCTTCACCACTGGGGCTAGCCCTGCCCTGCGGTTCTACCCGATGAATGCCTGGACGCAGTGTAGCAAGCACCATCAACGCCATCATACTCTGTGGAAACATGATGACCCGTGGAATTATAAACGATGGATAATGCTTGACCATTTCGTCGAGTTTGATTGGATGTATCGGCACAGGAACAGCTTCATCAAGTACACAGACGAACTGAAAGCGGAGATTATCAGACTTTGCAACGCTGATAAATTAGACGAATTGCAGAAATTGATAGAAATAAGGTTAGTATAATTTTTTATGGTGTATGCTTATTTAAGAGTGTCAACGGGGAAACAGGATGGAAGGAATCAGCGTATAGGTGTTGAAGCCCTTGCAACGGCAAGAGGTCTGCACATTGATGAATACATTGATGAATACATTGATGAAGAAGGGGTAAGCGGAACTGTAGATCCAGAAAAGAGGGAACTCGGTAAACTGCTCAGTAAATTACAGTCTGGTGATATTTTAATTGCTGGTGAAATTTCAAGGCTCGGTAGGTCTCTGTTTATGATTTTTCGGATACTGGAATATTGTATGAACAACGGAATAACAATTATGACTGCAAAAGACGGGTACACACTTGGTAATGACATACAAAGCAAAGTCATGGCTTTTGCGTTTGGTTTGAGTGCTGAAATTGAACGAGACATGATTTCCAGAAGAACGAAAGAAGCACTTGAATTAAGAAAAGCACAGGGGGTTCATTTAGGGAGAAAGTTGGGAAGTAAAAATTCATACACCAAAATAACAGGGAAAGAAAATTGGATAAAAGAACAGCTGAATAAAGGGGTGCCAAAGGCAAAGATTGCGAGAGCTTTGAAAATTGATAGGAGTACATTGTGGCGATATATCAAACAGGAGAGAATATGAGTTCAGTCTATGAAGTAATTGAAAGAATCGATTTTATAAGAGAGCAAGAATTTGGATTTAAGCTGAGTGATTATATGAGAAAATTTAACATCTCTCGAAGAACTGCTTTCAGAGATTTCAATTTCATAAATCTTTACAGGCGTAAGCCTTGTAAAGTGAAATGTATAGGAGATGGGTATTATAAATACACAGAGGAAAATCTAAAATGACAAATGAAGAAAAGGAAATAAAAAAACTTTCTTATGTCCTGAGAAATTGAAATATAACTTTACTGATTCTTTCAAGCTGAAAGTCAGTGATAAATGCTGTTTTCGGCTAAAAAAAGAGCCTGCTTCTAAATGGTCGAAAGAAAACGGCAGACCAATAACTATAACAGGCATAAGGCAAGATGAATACATTAAGGCATAAATACATCAAGTACACTGACGAGCTGAAAGCGGAGATTATCAGATTGTGCAACGCTGATAAGTTGGATGAATTGCAGAAATTGATTGAGGAGAAACTGAGGAGAATTTGAAATGAAAAGAGAGCGAGCAAAAGAATTGTTGCCTATAATACAGGCTTATGCGGAAGGAAAGAAACTACAGTATAAAGTAGTCGGATATAATGATTGGCACGATGTAGATGATGAAGATGGAATAAATGAAGGTACACGCTACGAATACCGTATCAAACCGTCAGAAAAATATAACGAAATATTCAAACTGAAATCAATGCTTGAAGAAAATCATATTCCGTTTGAATGGATTGAGCATAACGATTTAAAAAATGGGTATCAGATATGTTATCCAGGAAAAGACGGAAAGCGTGTATGTTCTGTAATCGAACATTCATTCAGTTACGGCAATGAAAAAGACCTTCTTGAAATACAAGGGCTTTTGACAGCAGTCGAAGAAGAGTGTGATTCTGTATTGGGAAATCTTACGGCTGATAATGTCTTTCAAAGGATTCTTTCACATTGGGAGAAAGCAAAAGAAAAGACTAAGGCATATTGTCCATTCAAAGATTATGAAGAGTTGATAGCTGTATGGGAACGAAAAACTGGATATATGCCGCCAAAGGACTTAATGCCCGTTATCTGGTTAAAGAACAAAGACGACACAATTTCCATGATAACTGATTTTAAGCAGATAAAATTAGAAAATGAATTACTGTGCTCGTGTGTAACGCTGGACGGGGATAATTACAATATGCAGGAACTATTAGAAAGCTATACATTCCTTGACGGAAGTCCTTGTGGAGTGCGCAATGGAGAAGAAGAAAGCAATACTTAAAATCGAAAGCTACTCCAGCAAGGACGGCATGTTGCTTTTGAGCGTGCAGGATTACGGAGTTAGGGCGATGCTCAAAGACCTAGTGGAGCTGTGCGAACAGAAGTACGGAGGATACGTAAAGATGGAGATGAGCCCTCCTTACAGGCCACGTACGACCGGAAGGGGAAGCCAGAACTCGAAGATATGGGCCTGCATACAGCAGATAGCAAAGGAGACCGGGAACGACGTGCAGGACGTTGAGGATGCCGTCAAGGAACGGGCGATGAAGCGGGGTTATCCGTACAAGGTCAATCCGCTTACAGGCAAGGTCAAACCTGCGAGCATGACGACAATCAACACCGTCGAGGCAGGTTACCTGATAGAAGAACTCTATCAGATTGCGTCTGAAATGGATATAAGGCTTGATGAGGACGTATTGAATTGGTGAGGGATAATAAGAAGGGAAGATGAAGTGAAAAAAAAACCTTTGTGCGCGGAGAGCGGGAAAATCTGCTATTCCAGGAAGGAAGCGGGCATAAAGCTGAACGATGCGAAAAGGTTCCACGGAAGCAGGACAAAGCAGCTGCCGAAGCGGATGTACTGGTGCGAGCATTGTGGATGGTACCACCTGACGCATTACAAGACGTATTGGAAAACTTATAAAAGGAGATTGAAATAGATGGAACAGATACAGAAGGCCGCTCATTACAGAAGCTACTACGAATCGGCTAAGAAACTCAAAGACCCTGCCGAGCGTCTTGCTTTTTACGACGCAATCGATGCGTACAGGTTTGACGGAATCGAGCCGGAAAACCTTCCTTTCGGGGCTGACCTGCTGTTCACGGCAATCCGCTCATTCATCGACGCTGACGTAGGAAGAAAATGCGGAGGTGCTCCAACCGGGAATAAAAACGCAAAAAAACAACCTGAAAAACAACCTCAAAACAACGTGCAAAAACAACCCGAAAAACAACCTAAAACAAACAAAGAAGAAGTAGAAGAAGAAGTAGAAGAAGAAGTAGAAGAAGAAGTAGAAGAAGAAGTAGATGCAAACGCCACAGAAGAAGAGCGGCTGGACGCGGAGAGCTTCGGAGATTTGCAGACTGAGGCATTTGCACTTCTTAACGAACACAACACAAACAGGGACACCCCGAAGGAGAGAAAAATTCCCGTGTCGCACGACGTAATATCCTTTGCGCAGAAGGAGTCAAGGGACTTAGCTTCCCTTGTCCAAAAAGGGGAATCTCCCGGAAACGTACTTGCAGGGCTCAGAAACTACCTTGCATTAGCCAAAAATACAAGCGTATGGAAGACCTATTATTCATGGCAGGACTTCATCAAGAACTTTGTTAACTTCTCGCCGGAAAATTTCTCTGTAGAGAGGTTTATGAATCAGAGTAAGTCTGTGAGGGCGATCGACAAGGTTGACTGTCCGGAAGACATGGGCAAAATACTTTTTTAATTTAAGGGGGGAAAGAGTGACTGACAGAATGCATTTCGACGGGCTTGTTACGATAGTCCATGACGGCAAAAGGCTTACGGCAACTATGAGGGCGACGGCCGATTATTACAACGAGCCAGGATGTCTTTATCTGCCGAACGGAGACCCAGGTTATCCGCCGGAGGAATCGTTTGAACTTGAGAATTACGAAATCGTCGAGACGGAAAACGAGGACGGCGAGCCATTTGGGTTGACTCCCGAACTTGAAGAAGAGTTTGCTGAGGCAATGATGAGCGACATCAACCTTGACAACTGGACGAGCGAAAGGGTTGCCGCTCTTGAAGCAGAAGCTGAAGAAAGGTGGGATATATGAGCGAAAGCATGAGGGATTCGCTGTCGGAAGATGAACTGAAAGCCCTCCCTGACGGTCATCCGTGGAAGACGGAGGGAAGCTTTTCGTTCGGCGGAATCGACTTCTTTCCAGCTGACGACTCCGTTGTGGATGACTACGAAAGGCAGCAGAAGGCGTTTGAAGCTACGAAGCGGAAGGAAAGGCTTGAACATGACTACCGGAATGCAAGCGGAGTGCCCGAAAGGTACTGGGACGAAAGCCTTGACACTTACAGCCCGCCCGACGGCGAAGCCGAAAGGAACCTTGAGGCGGTAAGGAAATTCACGCAGTCACGGAAGAGGGGCAAGGCCCTGATACTCTGCGGAAACAACGGGACGGGAAAGAGCCACCTCGGATGCGGAGCAATCAGGGAGGTCGGCGGACAGTACGTGTCGGTGCTGAAACTGCTGTACATGATTGACAGCTCCATGAGTTACAGGGCGAAGGAGACGAAGATGGAGATACTCGACAGGCTGAGCCGAACGCCTGGTGTTCTCGTACTGGATGAAATCGGTCGAGGGGTACGGGAGGAAGCGATGAAGGAGCTTGTAGTATACCTCATGTGCGAACGGTATGCGATGATGAAGGATATCATAATCATCAGTAACCTGCCGAAGATGGAGCTCATCAAGTGGCTCGGACTTGCTGTCAAGGACAGGCTCAACGAGACGTGTATCGTCCTTGAGTTCAACGGCGAGAGTTACAGGAGCGTAAAGCGTGGCGAGTTGTACACGGCATAGGAAAGGAGGGAGGGGATGAAATTCAAGGTGTTTTGTTTTGCGGTGATGTTTGCCTTTGCATGCGTAAACTGCGTGCTCGGCAATCTTGGAGTCGAGATGATCTGTCTCCTGGCATGCGTGATGCTGTGGATGACCATCATTCGGAAATAAAAAAAATCTAACTGAGTCCATAAAAAAAGAAAGAGGCGTTGACACACGAGAAAGGGCAGCGCGGCATTTCGAGGAGAAGATATATGGAGCTGAATTTTTGTCAGGCGGTTATCGGAAGCTATTTCGATTCCAAGAAAGACGGAGAGAAAAGGGTCTGCGATTACGGATGGACTTCCTCTAAGGGGCAGTCGAGCATTTCGTATTCGGTGTACAAGCATGAATGTTCGGTCAAGGAATGTGAGGAAAGGAAGAACGACATGCCCTTTGTTACGCAGGAAATGAGCACAAGTTTTTCTACGAAGCAGATCTTCGATTCCAACGACGAGCCAACCTATGAACCGTGCGTCCTTCACGATTTCAACATCGGCAAATACGGGGAACTGAATATGTTTTTTCACGTTTGCGAAAACGAAAAGTTTGAAGTGACGGTTCCCATTGATGCGTTGAAACCGGACGAACTTACCCACCTCAAAGCGGGAGCTCGATGGTTCATCAAGATGAGCTGGTGACATTTTTGCCGACGGAAGAAAAAAAATCCGTCGGCAATGTGGAAAGAGGAGGTTAAAGAATGACAAGGTACATAGCGAAATCACAGGAAGGTACAACAGAGTTTCTTCTGCTGCCGAACAGGGACGGGAGCGGATGGCAGTACGTCAATCTGACGGACGGACATATCTGCCCATGCAAGTTTACCTCAAGGGAAGATGCGGTTAAGGAATTTGCGAAAGGAGCCGGGGACGGCAGGATTGTGGCTTACATGCAGATTGGAGACGTGGAGGTAAAGCGATGATGGAAGAAAAACTGAAATGGGAAGAATTAAAAGAAATGGATATAAGGATGAATACGTTATGCTATAAATGGCAACGACAAGAGGAGCGTATTGCAGAACTTGAAAAAGAAAACGCAGAACTGAAAGAAAAATTAAAGCCAGAGAATTGTCTTAAATTATTGGCAAAAGAAGGTTTTATAAAGTTCACAAGCGACCAACTCACCAAAGCAAAAGAGATAATTGAAGAACTGTACAACATCATTCCTGCAAGCATGTCCGATTACGCTAAGGAGCCGATGGAACATGCGAGGAAATTTTTGACGGAGGAGGCAGATGAATGACATTCGAGGAATGGAAAGAAAAACATAGTGACCTGATAGAAAATGTTGCAATCACATTTTTCGATTATGGGAGAGGGGTTGACACAAAAACTTGTTATGATGAATTAGAATACCTTTTAAAAAAGGCATTTACCGCAGGCAAAACAAAGTGGCACAAGGTTGCTGACGGTGATTTACCTAGCGAAGAAGGTGGTTGGGTTTGCAATCAAGATGGACTCCCTTGTTTTTTTGACTGGGGTACAGAGCAATGGCTTGATTGTGAAGGAACACAGGTAAGAACGACAGAGTGGTGCCACATGCCACATAAGGAGTAATTATGTTTGAGAAAGAAGCAGAAGAATACACAGATAAGTATGACATTATGAATGCGGATTTATCACCAAAAAGTCCTAGACATATTGTTTTAGATGTTTTCAAAGCCGGTGCAGCATTTGGCTATAACAAGGCAATAGTAGAAATCAAAGATGCTTACGAAGGTAACGGAAATTTTTCAGCGTGGTTTGAAAATTATTTGGAGGGTAAGAATGTTTGAGAAAGAAGCAGAAGAAAATAAACCGCCTTATGCGTGTTGCTCTTTTAATACAGAGTGCGAACTTTGGAAAGACGGCTTTCAGAAAGGTGCAGAGTTCGGCTATAACAAGGCGAATGAGAGACACAGTCCAGATGAACATATAGACAAGGATAGAGTAGTTCTTGGAATTATTAAACTTTGTAATAAAATACGATACAGCCTTGTACAGTGGAATGGAGAATGGTGGTATCAATACGGAAGTTTTAATGCAGAGGTAAGATTGATTGCTTGGTATAACATCCCAGAACTTCCAAAGGAGATAAAAGAAAATGACTAGAGAACAAGAGTTTAGAAAACAAACCGAAGAAGCAAAGTTTGAAGCCTTTTCTGTGATGTGTGAAAAAGTAAATGCAGAGCTGAAAGAAAAGTTAGGTGATGTTCAAATGCAGAAAGCAGAACAGCTCACCAAAGCAAAAGAAATTATTAAAGGTTTACTTATAATTTTACATGAAATTGCAACTGACGAATATGACTTTGAAAAAGCCTGTCCTTATCAATATAAAGAAGCAAAGGATTTCTTGGGAGGAGAGTAAATATGACAGAGTATGAAAAACAGGTAGAAATATCATTTTGCGAAAAATATTTAAAGTACCTAAGAAAACCTCATTGGTCTTTTGATATTTTACTTCGCCCACTAAGAATCTATTACTACAGTCGTAAACTTAAAAAATTAAGACAAACAAATAATTAAGGAGTAACTATGTTTGAGAAAGAAGCAGAAGAATATACAATGAAAAAGATTTGCAAAAATTGTACCTATAGATGTTATACAGAAAATATCCTCAAGTCTAATAAACTAGATTGTTTTTCTTATGCAAGGGGATATAAAATATTCAAAGACGGTGCAGAGTTCGGCTATAACAAGGGTAATGAATGGCACAAACAAGAAGTCGATGATATTTATGATTTGATTTCAGAAGATTGGAGTGTTAGATATTTTATCTGCATTATGAAAGATAAAAGCCGAGTTACTGCAATAGGAAATTGTGATGAAGGTAACAACGGAGAAGTAAGTGTAAACTTATTTTTTGAACACGATGATGAAAAATACTACATTGATGATATTGTGTGGTGGAAAGAAATTGTACTTCCAAAGGAGATAAAAGAAAATGAAAAAGAATAATATTGTATGGGTTGAAGGGCACTTTGAGAGAAGAGACAAAAAGAAAGACGAAACATTAGGAATTAGCGATATTCATAAATATTCGCATAAACTGTTTGACGCTTTTGAAAAGTTAGAGTTTAGAACTTCATTCAATAAAGCAATACAGGCCTTTTATCTTGAAAGAGGTTTGTATGTTGTTCGTTCTCATAGTATGGGTAAATATCAGTACACACTTGTTGAAGCAAGTTCAGAAGAAATGGCAATAAGAAAATGTATGTAAGGAGATAAAAGAAAAATGACAATCGAAACATTAAAGAAAGCCCTTGAAGAGGCAGTAAATAATGGACTTGGTGATTACCCTGTTTATGCAAGATTCACAGGAGATAAGGATGAAAACCGAAAAGAAATTGACTTCACACAGATAGTTTCTTCCAGTGATGAAAAATACGGTGAGATAGTTTTAAGGAGATGAAAGAAAATGCTGATATTTCCGCTGAAAAAAGAATGGTACGAGAAAATCAAGTCTGGTGAAAAGACAATCGAGTATCGCGAAGTAAAGCCGTACTGGACTAAAAGATTCTGGCATGAAGGAGGAAGTCTAACATTCGACACCATCTCATACGATTATGAAGCGACTAAAGATGTGTTCCCATTTCCAATGATTTGTAAGCTGCAACTTGGATATAATCCAAATACTAGGTTAAATGCAATCATTACGAAGATTGAGGTAGTTGACGGCAAGGACACCGACCTGCACATAGGCAAGCCGGTGTATGCAATACATCTTGCTAATGTGTGTGAACAAAAGTTCTGGAACCTGAGTACAGGCGAACATAATCTGTTTGAATAGGATGAAGGAGAAGACGGAAAATGCGTGAGTTTACACCGGAAGAAAAAGAGCTGATTGTTAATACACCGATAACCTTAGACCTTTTTAGCGCAAGTTTCGTTGACAAGGATTTCAAACATTATTGCCGGAGAGAATGGGAAAACCTTATTTCGGTCTTAGAAAGAATAAGGATTATGAGTAGAGAAACAGAAAACGATGAAATTATAGAAAATTTTATTTCTATGCTCCCTAACTCATACAAGGTGGTGAAACTATGACATTCAGTGAAGTAGTGGAAAGGGAACACATATCTCTTGAGTACAGAGACATCAAGGTTTTGCAAATGTTCTATCAGGAAGGTTACCTGCAAGGGAGTTCTGACAGGAATCCTAACTATGAGTACGCAATGAAGTACAAACGAATTGTGGAAAGGATTGTCGAGCTGTTTGGGAAGACCGTCAATCCGATTGGTTTGGAACAGTTGGAGATGAGTTTGAACGAAATGGATAAGTTCAGAAAAGAACATCTTATGATGTAAGGTGGCTGCGAATTATGAGCAAACAGGAACTGAAAGACCAGATTGCAAGCTTTGAATCCTACGTCAACGACATGCCGCTTGTTATCGACCTTTGCAGGATGTGCAGGGTGTACAAAGACAATAACGACAGCTACGAGTACACCGTAAAAAATAAGGACGGTGATTTTGTGGACGGAAGGTGTTTGTCGTGCTGCTGGTTCTACGACAGCAAGTTTGAGGTGCAAATATGATAGAAGCTGAAAGATGGCAAGAAATATTCATGGCTGACTGTGACGAAGGGTTGCGTGAAAAAAGTAAGGGGGGTAATCCCGAAGGAGTAGGAAAAATGCATGACGATGACACAATGACTTATGAAGAGTTCGTTGAAGACCAGATGAAGCGCAAGGGGTATGTATGCCCTGCGAACGACTGGAATCCTGATTATCATGGGGAGTCGGTTGTGGAGTTTTGCCCGACATGCGAACACTGGAAAAAAGACTGCATCATTTACGGTAAGAAAGCCATGGCAAAGGCGGGAAACTGGGAAAGAAATTAAAGAATATGGTTTTGGAATATTTAAATTAATGCAAAATGATGGTAAAATATTTACCACGTGCGAAGAAAAAAAAGGAGGCATGAAAGATGGCGAAAAACAAGACCCGGATTCTGGAACTGGAGAACGTAATCCTCGACCAGATTGAGAAGCTGAACGACGACTCGCTGATGGACGACAAGGATTCGGCGAAACTGATGATTGAAAAATCAAAGGCAATCAGCGAGCTGACGGATTCATTCATCGGAATAAACAGGATGAAGCTGGATGTCGTCAAGGAGATGAACAAGAACGGCGGCCTTTACGAGGAGTTCCTTGGCATCGAGAAATCGGGGGAAAAATGAAGAAGTTCAGGAAGATTTGGAACGACGAGACGAACGGGTTCCTTGCCGAACACAAGGAAATGAAGCGCGAGGAAATCCATGAGGCTTTCCTTGCAAGGTTCCCCGATTCGGACGTGACGTTTACGGGTCTTTGCAACCAGCTGTCAAGGCTCGGACTCAGGCCGCATCTGAAGCACGGCTCCACAAGGCGCAGGCCGCTGTATTCGGAACAGGTCAAGAAAGGCTACGTAAGGATAAAGGTCGCCGAGCCGAACGTATGGATCAGCAAGGCGAAATGGGTGTACATGGAGACGCACCCGTGGGAGGACTTCACGGAGAGGTCTAACTACGTGTTCCTTGACGGGGACAACAGGAACTTTGCCCCGGAAAACATAGAGCGCGTTCCGTTGCGCCTAATGTCACTGTATTCGCAGGAAGGCGGGGTCGTGGCTGGACATCCAGAACTGACGAGGCTCAGGATAGCGTTAGCGAAGATGAAGGACGCTCAGCTGACGGTGGGGGACAAGGCCGGGCTGGTCGTGAGGTACGGCGGTTGCAGGGTTTTCAGGGATGATGTCAACAGGAGGGCCCGTGAATACTGTATGAACCCCGAAGTAAGGAGAAAGCATTGCGAGCGTGTGAAAGCCTACCGCGAGAGATTAAGAAAGGAAGACCCGGTGAAGTTTGAGGAGATGACAAGACGACAGAAGGAATATCAGAAGGAATGGTACAGGCGGAAAAAGGCTGAGAAGGGGTAATCTTTTTGAGCCTATATTTCGCACGTAAGAAGAAACAAGGGAGGGGGGAAGATGATTAGGAGTTTCATCAGGGAGACGGTATATAGGCAGGGGTACGACCGTGCGCTGCTTGACGTGAAGGAATGGTTTGACAGACATTCGATGTCGCTGAAAATGGAAAGGCTGTACAGCAAACAGGGGATAGACCTTCTACTCAATGCACTCATCGAAAATTCGGAACGCTTTTCGGTGGAGGGCGATGAAATGGAACTGTATTACAACAAGAATGAGAAGAATATGAAGCCTGCCGGGCGTTGAAGTACGACGAGTACGTAACGGAAATCTGCAACGCTGAAAACGCAATCGAGAGGTTTGCCAAATACTATCATGCGAAGGAAAGCGACTGTCCGGATTCGTTCAAGTTTTTGATGCTTCTCAACGGATGGAAAAGTCCTTTTGTCGCACTGAACGAACTGATTAAGGTCATCGAACGGAACGAACAGCTTCTGAAAAGGAAACGGAAGGAGACCGGAATCAAGCCGAATTACAGGAGCCGACTGCGTGAAATGCGCGGACTGATTCAGAGGGAGTGCGTGTGGCATGGGCAGACCGAAGGGAAGTAGGAACTATGGGGCTGTCAAGCCCTGGGATGAATACGGACTTACCGAAGAGGCTTACAGGAAGCGTCTTCGGAAGGGTATTCCGTTGGATGCCAAGCTGAAAAGGGGGCGGAAGAAATCAGCCGAAACCTTGGAGTATGAACGGCTTGTCGAGGAGTTCGGGGAACCGGAGCGCAAGACGTACGGAAGGTTCAGTGGATTGGATTATGACAACCCGCCGGAGAAACTGGAGGCGATAAAAGAGAAATACAGGAACGGCGTTTCCTGCGAGATGATTGAGGAGTGGATAATGGGACTATGAGGCAGCTCGAATTTGATTTTTCGGACGTTACGGAAATAACCCTTGAGGACAGGGACGGGGACAGGTTCACCTTCGACAGATACGCGGACAGAATCAGTGCGATCCGTTATTTTCTGAAATGCACGAAGTCAAGGGCGGCACAGGTCCTTGAAGACCTTGAAAAGGAATGGGACGTTTATGCGGACGGGATGTATCAGATTGTGCTGTGCAAGGGAAAACTCATTGCATACAATTTCGAGATTTACGGCCAGACTTACTGGCACGGACACAAATACAACGAGCTGGGGGAATGGGATTTCCGGCGGATTGTTGACGGATTGAAGCCGAAGGCAGAGAAAAAGTCAAGGCTGAAAAAGATTGAGGTGACGTGCACGGAAATCCAACTGAAAAAAGCAAGGCAGCTGTATTATGCGCACGAAATCGGGTTCGACGTGACGTACAAGGATTATCAGAGGTGGCATCTGTTATAGGTGCGAGGAAGGAAAAATGTATTTTGAACCTATAGATTGTACTGTTGAAGAAGCAGAAGAAAACAAAAAGAGACAAATAAAGATGCTGGAACGGCTCTTGGAAGAATTACGGTCATTGTATGAGAGACAAGCCGAGTTAGAAGGATATGATTTAGATGATTATGAACAAGAAGAACTAAATATTATTTTAGAAAAAATAGATAGTTTAGAATGTTGTGCGGCTAATAGAGAGCGGGAAATTGATTATTGGGATACACAAGCGAGGTGGGCAAGAAAAAGAGCAGAACAGAATAAGGAGAAGGAAAAATGAAAATCTACATAGCTGGAAAAATCACTGGAGAACAAAAGGCGGAGGTTGAAGAGAAATTCAGATCTGCTTCTTGCAAGCTGAAATCAGAGGGACATCTGCCGTTCACTCCGAACGTCCTTCCCGATTTTCCCGAAGTTGCACACTCCGACTATATGCACATTTGCTTTGCCATGATTGATATATGCGATGCCGTATATATGCTCAAGGACTGGCAGAAAAGCAAGGGTGCCAGAATGGAATTGCAGTACGCGGCTGAATGGAAAAAGAAAATCTTTTATGAGGACGAAAGCATAAGGGAGGACGGCTTCCCGGTTGTGCATGGGGGGAATAAATGATGTCGGAAGAAAATAAAAAGACAGTCAATCAGTTGGTAGCTGAAATAAAACAGAAAGGCGAAGATTACGAGTGGTACCCAACGGATAGCAACATGGTCGATAAGGTTGCTCAGTGGATTGCCACCCACGGTGAGTTTACAAGGGAAATCCTTGACATTGGGTGCGGAAACGGCGGTTTCTTCGAGAAAATGGAAAAGACGGATTTCTTCAGGTCCGACACTTACGGAACGAAAAATTATGAATCGAAATTGAGCAAGGGCTTCAAAAAATACGGCATCGAAAAATCAAACATCCTTGCGGAACATTTGCCGGAAGATGTAGTTCTTTTGGGGTCCGACTTCCATTCAAATACGCTCATTGACAAGAAGGTGGACTGCATATTCTGCAATCCTCCATATTCGGAATACGAGGACTGGACGGAAAGAATCATAACCGAGGGAAACGCCGAAAAGATTGTGCTGGTGATTCCTTCAAGATGGAAGGACAGCGAGCGGATAAAGCAAGCACTTGAAAGAAGGGAATATTCCGCGGATATAATCGGCACGTTTGATTTTTCCAATGCGGAACGCAAGGCGAGGGCAAAAGTTGACGTTATCGGGATTCTGCCGAAAATGAGCGGATATGGACGCACCAAGCTGACGGACCCCTTTGACCTTTGGTTTGATTCAACATTTTCGCTCAATGCCGACAAGCGGAGCGAGCCGGAATGTGAGCGGAACGAAAAGAAAAGGAATGAGATTTTCAAGTCCGGCGACACAGCCGAAGACCTTGTGAAATTCTACAATGCGGACATGGAAAAGCTGTATGAAAATTACAGGAGCCTTGAGAAGTTGGATGCTGACATTTTCAAGGAGTTGAAGGTTGATGTCGACATGCTGAAAAAATCCTTGCGTGAAAGACTGAAGAATCTGAAAATCCTTTACTGGGATTTGCTATTCAAGAAATACGACAAGCTGACGCAACGGCTGACCACGAAGGGAAGGGACAGGGTAATCAAGAGGTTGAGCGACAACACCGCTATCGACTTCACCCTCGACAACATCTATCAGCTTACCCTGTGGATGATAAAACATTCCAATACCCTGTTTGACGAACAGCTTACGGATTTCTTTTTCACCCTGTCCAGACCGGAGAACATCCACCGATACAGGAGCAACCTTCGGTGGAACGATTCGGACTGGAAATATCTCAGGGAAAAGATAGCCGACAGCTGGAGCGGTTACAGGGAAGATGTCGCAAAGGAAAAATTGAAGAACGTCATGCTCGACTATCGGGTTATCGTCACGGGATGGAAGAATTTTGAAACGGAATGGCGAAGCCGTCTTAGCGATTCGACAAGGGACTTCCTTTATGATGTCTGCGTAATCGGAAGGAATCTGGGCTATGACTTGGATTTTGAGATTCCCAATCCCTATGAAAACATTGATTTGAATCAGTGGTGTAATTTCGACATAAGGACGAAGGACGGAAAAGTTTTCTGCAACGTCAAGCTTTACAAGAACGGAAACAGGCATTTGAAATTCTGCACGGACTTTATGAAGAAACTGAATGTCGAGATGGCGAGAATCAACGGATGGATTCACGACAAGGCTGAGGCGGTCAAGGAGTTCGGCTATACCGAACAGGAAATCAATTCCGTCTGGAAGGGAAATCTGAAAATCGGAATCGGTGACGGCAGAACCCTTCTGGGCTTGCCCGGTATTCAGCGCAAAAGGGAGGAAAGCGAAGGAACAAGTTTGAGAACGGGGTCATAAAATACCAGATAGACTTTGAACGGTACAAGAACGGGCAGGCGGCTGAAATCGTGGAGCTTCTCGACAGGGCGAACGAGGAGATTGCGAAATACGTCCGGCGCACAAAGGGGGTGTACACCAAGGCTCGGTACAGGGAAATCGCGAAGAAGCTCCGGGAAATATCGAAGGCCCTCCGGGAGAAGGTCGGAAGCGGAATCGACATCGACGGGGTGATAGGGTACGAACTGAGGAAGCAGGAAAAGCTCCTGGACCTGTTGAAGGGCGACATCGTGAAGGTGAAGGGCGGCGAGGTCAACTTCCTCTTTCCTTCAACGGAACAGATAAAGACGGCTGCGCTTTTCAAGCCAGTGACCGAAGGGTTCACCTACGACAGCTATCTGAACGGAATACAGGAGGGACTTTACAACGTCTGGGATTCAGCCGTGCGGACGGGATACCTTACGGGGCAGACCACGCAGCAGATCGTGCGCAACGTGATGGGCGGAATCTCGCCGGAGACGAAGCTGAGAAATCCCGGAATGATCGACAGGCTTCGGAACTCGGTGCAGGCGAACACGAGGACGGTCCTCCAGTCATTCGCACACGAGACCAGAAGCCGGGTGTATGCCGAGAACGAAAAATATTTCGGCGACGGTGAAACGGAATACAAGTATGAATGGCTTTCGACTTTGGACAACCGTACCTGCATCGCGTGCGGAGAGCTTGACGGACGGCTGTTCAGGACTCTGGAGGAAGTCCCGCAGATCCCATTACATACCGGATGCGTTACTGGGGACACTCTCGTATCTTCCGTTGGACGGATTACGAAGGTTTACCGTAGGCGATACAAGGGCCTGCTCTACCGTATCACAACTGCCAGTGGCAACGTACTTACCGTTACGCCAAATCATCCGGTATTGACCGACAAAGGATTTGTCCGCGCTCATCTCCTTAATGTAGGGGATGATGTAATCTGCGACAACGGACTTAAAGCTATCGGCATCGTATGCGAAAACGAAAATGATAGGGAAGCCACGATCAAGGATGTATTTCGTTCTTTCCGCAAATCTCCTTCTGTGTCCTCCTGTTCTGTGCCAGTGACCGCCGAAGATTTCCACGGCGATGCCGTATACAACAAAGTCGATGTTGTAAGCTCCGACGGGGAATTGAGCGGCAAAGGGAATGTTTCTGGCTTTAAGTTCGTCGGAAAAAATCCTTTCATAAACGGAAACCTCGCAGCCGCTCTGGAGAATGAACCTCATAAACGCGGCGTTCTCCAAATCCTCCGCAGTCATTTTCCGGTCCTTGGAAACCTTGTGCGCGTTCTCGGTAAGCTTGGCGATCTGCTCTGGAGTGGAATGACGCATCCTCTCAACCTGCTGTTCACGTGGGTTCCTCTGGGGAATGTTGTTCCGCCGGAAAAAGCTGATCATGGCACTTCGTCCGTAGCCGAACCTTTTGGCGATTCCGGCAACTCCGATCCCCTGATTGTAAAGCTCAAGAACCTTATCAACAGAAAGATTGTCGGTAGGGCTTTTGCGGCCTGTGTCAACTCCCGCCTTGAACAGGATGTCCCTGATGACGTGTTCGGAACAACCGTACTTGCCGGCGATGTCCTTGACAGGTACTCCGCTTCGATAAGCCCTGACAACATCGTCGCCGTTGATGTAATATTTTCTTTTACCCATGTGTATAACCTCGAAACCGAAAATAACTGGTATGTAGCCAACGGTATTATAACACATAATTGTCGCTGCGTTCTGCTTCCATACTTCGACATAAAGGGAGGGACGAGGGCAAGCCCGGAGGGATATCTGGACGACGACACGGACTTCGAGTCATGGCTCAGGGACCAGGACGAGAAGACGCAGCTTGACGTGCTGGGGCGGACTCGGTACGAGATGTTCCGGGACGGAACGCCGATGAAGCAGTTCGTTGACGGCGGAAGGGTGCTGACGTTGAAGGAGCTGGAGGAAAGGATTTGAACTTGATGTGAGTCAAGGCAAAACAGTTGACATAGTAATATGGATGCCTTAAAATTTAGGAAATGCAAATGATAAGGAGAGCCTAAAGGGGTGGCAGAGGTGCAAACAGTACTGCGAGCGGTGAAGGGATGCTCGGCAGAAATTCGGGTGGAGTTAGACCGCGCAATGCTGTACCAATAGGAGAGGCCATTGCCAATGGCGCAGGTCTGTACGCAAACGAGATTCAAAATGCCCGTGATGCGATGGAAATGGAATACGGAAACGTTATTTCTAAAACAAAACTGTCGATTGCAGATTTAGGCGGAGGTGCCTTGGGGGCAAGCGATGGCCGTACTGTTTACATGAGCGATGAATACGTCAAGAACAACAATATGACCAAAGCAATGAAGGATGCGGAAAAATCTGGATTCCACCCGAAGATTGGCGACAAGACTGGTGCGGAGGCAGTTACCGCACATGAATTGGGGCATTTCCTTTCAAAGCAGGCCACGGATAAGTCCGGGCTTACGGAAAGGCAGATTGTTGAAAGGGCTGGCAAGAAGGTCGGCATAAAGGTAAACCACATGGCAAGCCATATCAGCGGCTATGCAAGGTACAATTATAGCGAAACTATTGCAGAAGCGAGTGCTGACGTGTATTGTAACGGCAGAAGGGCAAGCAAAGCCAGCCGTGCAATCATGTCAGAAATCAAAAGTATTCTTAGGTAATGGAGGATTATATGGCTAAGAAATTGGATTATGTTGAACCGGGCGGATATTTCACACCGAGCATGAAGAAGATTCTGAAAGAGGGTGAAAAATCTGCAAAAAAGGCAGAGAAATCAGCTGCTTCAAAGTCAACAAAGAAAAGCTCAAAGAAATGAACATCATCGAAATACCAATAAACCAATTAAAGCCTTATAAGAAGAACGCACGATTCAACGAAAACGCTGTTCCGAAAGTTGCGGAATCTATAAGGCAATTTGGTTTCAAAGTTCCTATCGTTGTCGATAAGAATATGGTGGTAATCACTGGACATACAAGGCTCGAAAGTGCAAAGCAACTTGGGCTTGAAAAAGTTCCCTGTATTATCGCTGATGATTTGACACCAAAGCAGGTCAAAGCGTTTCGACTTGTAGACAACCGTACAAGTGAGTTTGCAAGTTGGAACTATGACCTTTTACAGCAGGAACTTGAATCATTAGACGTAGATTTATCAGACTTCGAGTTTCCCGATTTGACCTATGAAGATACAATGTCAGCGGATGAATTGGAATCTATCTTGGATGATAATACGGATGCGACAGATTATGGAAACAAGGGAGAAACAGAAACACTTCCTGTTGAACGTAAGGAAGAATATAAGGTTGAGATTATCTGCAAGAATCAGACAGAGCAGGAATCAATTTATTACGAATTAGTAAAACGTGGATTGAACGCAAGAACATATTAGGAGGAATACAAGGGGCGGTCGAGGAAGTAAAAGTAGAGCAGGACAGAACAGTGGATTTTCAGTTACTGTCAACGGTAAGACAATGGAAGTTCAGAGAACAGAGGCTGGAGTGGTTCTTATTAACGGTAAATATACCAAAGGTGCTGATTATAATAAATTGCTAAAAAATGCAAAAAAAAGAAGCATCTTTTAAAGCCTTGTCAGAAAATTATTTCAAGCAAAAACAAGCCGATTACATGAAAAGACGAAGTGAAGGCGATAATGAACTTCTTGTAGGTATTGGTACTTCTGGTCGTATTGCTAAACGAATACCTAAGATGAAACGTGGATAATAAAACAGGAGGATAGCAGAAGGGGTGGCAGAGGAAGTTCAAGCGGAACAGGCAGTTTTAGAAATGCAAGTAATCTCGAAGAAGCAAGAAACCGAATGGTTTAAGGTAAAATAGGTAACGTATGCAGAAATGGTCTAACATTCATAAAATACATTTCAAGTCTACTCACGAAGGTTATCCGATAATCGAACCGACAGAATACAAACCTATGGATAA